GAAGTTGCCACAAGACCTAGTGAGGGGGATTTAATATTTTTCCCACTAGGACAAAGAATATTTGAAATAAAGTTTGTTGAGCATGAAAAACCTTTTTACCAGTTAGGTAAAAATTATGTTTATGAACTTCGTTGTGAACTCTTTGAACTTGAAGATGAAATGGGTGGTTGGGATCAACTTAGCACCACAACCGAAGAAATTGATGATGTTCTTGTAGATCAGGGATATATCACTTCACTTAAACTAATATCAATCGGTTCTACTGCAACTTTAGGGGTGACCACAACATCAGGATATATTCGTAAGATATTCTTAAATGATGATGGATTTGATTATACAAAAACACCAACTGTATCAATTAGTGCTGCCCCTGCTGGAGGAACAAATGCTACTGCGGTGGCAATCACAACATCAATCAATGGTGTAAATTCAGTCAAAGAAATTTTACTAACAAATACGGGAGCAGGATATACAGTCACTCCCACTGTCACAATTGTAAGTGCTGCGTCAACAATACTCGGTATAGGTTCAACTACATTTGGTGTAGGAGCTGCTGCGACAGCATCACTAGTTACAGATAGTGTTGGTATTAAATCTATTTCTATTATATCAAGTGGTAGTGGATATCCTACTGCACCTACCTTATTCTTTAATACACCATCTTCTGGCATAAACACTGCAACAGGTAGAGTTTTAATTAATGATACAAATAATACTGTTTCACAAGTTCTCATATCTAATGCAGGTATAGGATACACTTCTGGAACAGGAATTGCTACAGTATCTCCACCACCAGTTATAACAGGCATCGGAACATATCAATTTAATGAATTGGTTACAGGTTCAATATCTGGAGCAAAAGGAAGAGTTAAGAGTTGGAATGTAACAACTAATACACTCAAACTAGGAACCACTGACGGAACTTTTGTTGATGGTGATGTTATAGTTGGGGCAGATTCTTCGGCAACTTATACTGTTGACTTTATTGAATCAGCAGAATTCTCTGATAAATATGATAAAAGTGATGAAATTGAAACAGAAGCTGATGCTATTATTGATTTCTCAGAAAATAATCCATTTGGTACATTCTAATGTTAGGAACTTATTACTATCATGAAATAATTCGAAAGACAATCGTTTCTTTTGGAACATTGTTTAATGCCATCAGTATTCGGCATGATGATAAATCAGGAAATACTTATAGTGAATTAAAAGTTCCCTTAGCATATGGTCCTTCACAAAAATTTCTTGCAAGATTAGAACAACAGGCAGATTTGAATAAACCTGTTGCCATCACTCTTCCTCGAATGTCATTTGAAATGAATAGTGTTACATATGATTCATCAAGAAAAACTGGTGTTACACAAACATTTAAAGCATCTGATGGTAATAATGTAAAAAAAGTTTTTATGCCTGTTCCATATAATATTAGTTTTGAATTGAATATTTTAGCTAAATTGAATGATGATGCTCTACAAATCATAGAACAAATTTTACCATACTTTCAACCCTCATTTAACCTTACAGTTGATTTAGTGAAATCAATAGGAGAGAAAAGAGATATACCAATAGTTTTAGATAGTATTAATTTTCAAGATGATTATGAGGGTGATTTTTCTACGAGAAGGGCATTAATATATACGTTAGGATTTACGGCAAAAACATACCTATTTGGACCTGTAGCAGAATCCTCTTCTGGACTTATCAAGAAGGTTCAAGTTGATTATAGTGCAAATACTGATGTTAAAAATGCAAAACGTGAAGTTCGATACACTGTTACACCTGATCCTGTAAGTGCTGGTCCTGATGATGATTTTGGATTTAGTGAAACTACATCATTCTTCTCTGATTCTAAATCTTATAGTCCTACAAGACAAACTGATATCTAATGACTAACTATGATCCGATT